TATGCTTCTGCAAACATTTATTTGAACAATCCTAATAACACTACAACTTATAAAGGTGGTTTTACTAGAGGTGCTGCTTCAGACCAAAGTGGTAATATGCAACATATGAGAGATTGTAATTTTTCAACTAATAATACATCAAGAATAAATAATGTTAAATTTAGTCAAAATGGTGGAAATTTAATAACAGGAACAATTAAACTATATGGAGTATCATAATGCCAAGATATAAAAATAGAGATGGAATAAGAATCCAGTTTACAGCTGAAGAAGAAGCTGCTCGTGATGCTGAAGAGAAAGCATGGGCTGATGGTGCTTTAGATAGAGCATTACAAAACCTAAGAGATAAAAGAGACAATTTATTAGCCAAAACAGATTGGACTTCAAGTTCTGACTTAACAATGAGTACAGAAATGAAAGAGTATAGACAAAAACTTCGTGACGCTCCTAGTGGCTTAGACACAGTAGAAAAAGTAAATGCATACACATTTCCAACAGAGGTATTAAAATAATGGCATATATAGGACAATCAATTAAAAACGGAACCTTTAGTGTCTTAGACACAAGTGGTAATACTTACAATGGTTCTAACACAACATTTAGTTTAGGAACACAGGTAGGTTCTGCAGCACAGCTATTAGTATCACATGATGGTGTTATACAAAAACCTGGAACAGACTACACACTAGCCACAGGCGGAACACAGATTACATTTACCACAGCACCTGCAAGTGGAGCATCAATTTTTATTGTAGAAATATCTGGTGCAGTGGGTGGACCAATGAATACAGATATCAATGGTGCAGAGTTTATATTAGATGTCGATGGTGACACAAGTATTACAGCAGATACAGATGACCAGATAGATTTTAAAACAGGTGGTTCAGATAGAGTTACGATAGATGAAAACGGGCATGTTACAATGACATCTCAGTCTGGTTTTCAAGCACAAAATGCTAGTGAGCAATCAAACTTAGCTATTAATAGCTTTGTAACATTAACTTTTGCAACTGAAATTTCTGATACAAATGCAGATTATGATACTTCGAATAGCACTTTTACAGCCCCAGTAACAGGTAAATATTTAGTTACTGCCTCTTTACAATTTAATAATTTAGACCATGATGCTACTTATTGGCAAACTCAAATTAAAACTTCAAATAGAGAATACACAAAATTAGATTCTGGCAATCAATATGATGCTGACCCAACTAACTTCGGTTATTATCAAACAATGGTTGTAGATATGGATGCTAATGATACTTGTATTATTAGATGGTATCAGGGCGGAGGGACAGCACAAGCAGATATGAGAACAGAATCTTTTTTTGCTATGCAATTATTAGCATGATGAAACAATCAACCTTAAAGGAGGTAAAATAAAATGGCAAATCACAGTAAAACAATAACACTAACAGACTTACAACAAACTATATTATCTAATGATTTATATAATGATACAGATAATGCAGGAATAGACACTTGGCTACAAGGTGCTATAGATGGAAAAATTAATAATTGTTGGAAAAGATTTCATAGAGAATGGTCACAAAAGTTAATGGATGATAGTTCTTTTACAGATTCTATCCCATCAACACAACAGGCTTTTGTAGATTTAATTGTGGCTAGAAGTGATTATAAAAATAGGAAAGCTAGAGACGACTCATAGGAGGACAGCAGTCAAAGACGCTAATAGTAAGGGATAATGTTACTAGGCCACGGAACGATATCTGAGTTCGCCATAGCCTCTGTTAGAGGTGGTGGTGTACAAAACGTAGGATCACCTTTTATTAGTGGTGTATCATTTTCTGTTGGTTTGGGAGATGAAAGTGTAACAGGATCTGCCTCTATATCGCCTTCTACTGCTGGAGCACCAAGTTTTACTATAGGAACAGAAACTGTAGCTGCTTCAGCTAATGTTAGCACTAGCACTGCTGGTCAAATTACTATAGGATTAGGTGATGAAACTGCCTTTGGTGAGGCATTTCAAAATATTATTAATTTTAGTGTGGGTGATCCGTCATTCTTTATTTGGAATGAAGTGGATGATTCGCAAACAATTACCTGGGTAGATGTAGAACCAGGGTCAACGGATTAGGAGTAAAAAATGGCATCGTCATATTCAAGTGCACTTAACTTAGAGTTACAAGCCACAGGTGAAAATTCGGGAACCTGGGGTAATATTACAAATAACAATCTACAAAAGGTAGAGTCAGCTATTAAAGGTTATGTATCTGTAGCGATTGCTAGCACAACTGATTCATTAACAGCAACAGATGGGTCTACCACAGATGAGCAAAGTAACGCAATTATCAAATTAACAGGTACACTAACTGGTAACACAACGGTGCAATGTGAGGCAGTAGAAACATGGTATATTGTTGATAATGCCACAAGTATGAGTACACACACTCTGGGCTTTAAACCAGCAGGTGGAACAGCAACTAATCTTGTAGCAGGATCAAAACATATTTTATATTCTGACGGTTCTACTATGTTTGATGTCTTGAACGATGCAGGAAAT